TTAAATTGTTCGGTATGGCTTATCTTGCGTGCCGTCCCCGGATTCGTCGCTGCCATTTATAGACACATATAACTGTATCGACATTCCGTTTAACTGTGTCTCCACAGCGGCAAAATTGCGGTTGAGTATCTCGTTTGCGTCCTGCATCCCCTTGGTAAAAAGTTCAAAGCCCATTTCTCCCCTCTTTCCTGTATTTTAAGGCGTCCAAACAAGCGCCTCCCATCACCGCCCTGTAATTTTCGCCCCCTGCTCCTGTCTGATCCAGCCTGCGTCAACAAATACCTGCACCTGATCCGCGCCGTAAATCCCAAGATCATAATACATCTTGATCTGGTCATACCAATCAAACATGCTGCTTCACCCCTTCCTGCACTTTTAAAAGCCGCGTCATCAACACGGAATTGGATTGCTGCAATTGTTTTATGGCAGCCTCCAGCTGCGCCAGCTTCAACGCTATATCGGCAAGCCCCCGATCTTCCCGGCTCGGTGTCGGGGACGGCGGGGCTGGGTGCTCCGCCTCCCACGCCGTAATTTCTTCATTCGTAGCGGATTCCATCCACTTTGAGCCTTCCCACACCGGCTTGATAAACCCGTCCGCGCCGATATATGGACGCATCACAGGCGGCGCTGCATCTATCAGCCGTTCTCCTTCCGAAAGCGTATAATACTGAATAACTTCTTTCTGCATACCGGTTCCATCCTGTTCCAACAAAACCAGCACAAACATCTTGTATGCATTTTGCGCGTCAATAACGCAGTAATGTGCATAATTCACATGATCGTCCCCTTTCATTGTCCGGCATATGTGATTATAAAAGACAGTGCCGCGCTGCCTGTCGATGTCGTGGCGCTGGTCGATATTTGTCCGTTTCCATGCACAAATACCATGACCGCAGTTGGCGCGCCGTCAACAAATTTCATCGCCGGCGCCTCAAATGGAGCCGGCGGCCAAAACCCTTTAGGGAGTGTGGCTATTACGTCGCTTTTTTCGATCGCAGAATCTTTTTTCACTGATCCCCATATGGTCACTTCCCCGAATGCATTTCGCTGATAGTAAGGCTGCTGGTATTTTGTCCAGCCTTCCGCCAACGGCAGTTCAAACTTTTGCGGCGGCTCTGCCTCCGCCTTACTTGACAATTGCGTCTCTGCAGCGGCAAAATTGCGGTTGAGCACCTCGTTTGCGTCCTGCATCCCCTTGGTGAAAGTCTCAAAGCCCATAAAGTCAATCCCTCCTATATCAGCCGGATATACAGGCTGTCCGTCTGGTTGTCCGGCCATGTGACCGTATATTCGCGGTCGTTCATTTTGTGCAGCGTTGGTTCTGTACCGAGCTGTGCAATGCTTTTGTCGTCATCACGGTCAGCGACCGGCTGCTGTGATAAACCGCCCGCGCCGGATACTGCGCGGTGTCCGTGCCGCCTAAGGGGCCTTCGTCAAGCCCCGCCACGCCAAGCCCGTATTGCAGCGCGCCGAGCGTCACCTGCGGATACGTCCCAAGCCCGTGATCGATACGCACCAGCTCGCTTTCTGTCTCCAGCGCCGCGGACAGCCGGTGCAGCGCATCGTCTGTTTTGTCGAACGCCGCTCCAAAATCGTCCACATTGTATTCGTCATCCTGCTCCGGAATCCGAAGCCCATACCATTTGCTTTCTCTCAAGCAAGCACCTCCTCACGCAGCGCGCGGTGTGTCGTCCCGCGCAGCATCCTGTGCAGCCGCGGCCGGAGCATCCTGTGCGTGTTGTACCGCAGCCCCAGGTCAATGACCATGTTCGCCGGGACAACACGTCCGAGCAGCGCCGCCGCCTCGTCCATCGCCCGCTTCTCCCACAGATGTACGCGTACAAACACGCGGTACTCCCTATAAATGATCTCCAGCGTGTACCCGCCCGGCCCGCAGACGCCGTCCAGCATCAGGCGCAGCGTCCGCTCGGTAAACGGGAGCTGTTCATTGAGCCGGGCCAATACCGCAGCCCGCCGCACTTCCATGCTGTCTGTCCCGCGCGGCCGGATTCCAAGCATCCTCTCCCACCGTGCAAGCCCCTGTTCGTTTGCATACCGGACAAACAGCGCGTCCAGCACCGTTTTCCACGCGTCCCACAACCCAGCCACCGCGGGCTGTTCGCCCTCCATGACCGCCTGCATCTCGCGCGTTTGCTGTAGTACCGGTGGAAGATAATCGATCAGCTTCCTATCCAACCACATCACCCCGCACCGGTATCTCATCCACCCCAAGCGTTTTGTTTCCCTGTACGCCGTCAAGCGCCGTATCGCCCACATCGATCACGCCGTCCAATTCCAACAGGCGCGTTTCAATCTGCGACACGCGCACAACCAGCGCGTCCGAACCGGCCCACTGCTTTGCAAGCTCCTGGAAATACGCGTCAACCGCCTGCTCCGCATACGGCCTGACATCCTCGAACGCCCAGCCCTCCCGCAAGGTCAGGCTGGTTTTCACATCGATGCGTGCCGCCGTTACGCCGTCCACTGTCACTGTGTGCCCAATCGGCGCGATGCCGTACCCCTGCCCGGACGAACCCTTTGGGTCAAGCGCCTCCTGTACCGCGTCGATCAGCGTCTGTTTGGGCGGCGCAAAGGTGCTGTCGATCACCACAACGCGCACGCTGCCGCCGCCGTTCCAAACGGGGTACACCTTGCAGCCGCCCACGCCGGCAATCGCGCCCACCTTATCCAGATAGTCCTGTACGTTTCCCCCGAACGCCTGCGACCGGAACGACGTAAGGTATCTCTCGCGCAGATGCTCCGTGTCCTCCTCATCCTCGCCGGGGATCAAAAGCTCCACAAGCTGCGCTTTCGTCAGGCCCGCGACGTATTCAATCGGTATCAGCCGCCCCGAAAGCGTGTTGCCGGCTTCGCCCGGCGTCTCGCATTCCAGCCGCGCATCTGTCTCCGAGATGCTTTCTGTCAGGACATAGTTTAATCCCTCCAGAGAAAAGCGCGTGCCCACCGGCGGCGTCTTATTAAACTGTCCGCGCCACACCGCCGCTGTTGCCGGATACGGATGCATCCCGCGCTCGGCGCACCGCCGAATCAGAAAATCGCGCGACTGTGTGTCCGCGAACGCCTCGTCAAGCACGCTGTCCGCCGTGATATACAGATTTGTCAGCTCAACGGCCGCCGGCGCCAGGGCGCTGAACAAAATCGACGCCGTGCGCGTGTCCACCTCCGGCCGTCCTTCGACAGCCGCGGCCATCATGCGCCGCAGAATCGCTTCGTACGTTTGTTCCTCAAACATTCAAACCGTCACCTCCCTGTCCGCCTTTACATCGCCGAAGATCGTCGAAACCGTAAAGGTACATCTCACCTGATTGTGTGAAACGGTAAACGAAAAGCCGTCGACCGCCGTAACCCGGTCGTCCCACATAAGCGCCTCCCGGATACGCCGCTTTAATTCCGACTGCACATAATCGGGCGGCCGGCCGATCAAATCGCCTGTTTCAATCCCGTAATCCCACCCGTAGATCAGGTATTGATACCGCTCGGTCGACAGGATCAGATAAATCGCCTGCATCATCGCGTCTTTTTCGTCCGCCGTCCCGGCAATCGTCCCCGCGCCGGTATTCAGCTTCCAGGTCCGGCTTGCCCGCCGCGTTTTTGTCCTCAAGTTTTCAAATCCGCCTGTTGCCGGCAGCATTCCCCATCACCTCACACGGTCCAGTATGTAATACTGCTGCCCGCCCTGCGCGCGCAGCAAAGCGACCTTTTCACCGGGCGCAAGCCCCATCAGCACAGTAAACTCTTTTTTGCCCTCATACGCGTGTCTGTGTCCCTCCGCTTCATCCGTCTCGTGCCGCACCTGCATCTCAACTGAAAAATTGCTCACGAGCGAGGAAAGCGCAAGCTGTGCAGAACCGAGCACAAGCTTTTCATCCACTTGCACCCGCAATGGCGCGGCGCTCAACACCGTACCGTAACATAGCGCGCTCGGTTTCCCGCATTCAACCGCCCCAATCGCCAGCCGGCGGATAGCGGCTGCAAGGTCTGTTTCGTTATACATTGATCTCCCCTCCCCGCAGCGTCAAATCCATTGTATGGAACTGCGTGTCAAATTTGTGGCTGACCTTTTCAACCACCATGTAATTGCTCACAGCGATATCCCCGAGCGTCAGGCGCACAATTACGGACGAACCTCCGCGCACACGCACGTCGCCAAGAGCCCCCTTGACCGTCAGACTGCGGGCCGTGCGATTATAAAGCTGGAGCAGCGCCGCCGCTTTCGCCCCGGCGTTCTCATCCTTCTGAACCTTCTCGAAGTATTGCAGTACGCCCCACCGGTCAATATTTCCGGCGTCGCGCACGCCGGTGACTTCGCGCCGGCCGGCGTCCTGATTGTCATAGACCAGACTGATCTGATTGTATGTATCAGAATCAATGCTGGCCGTGTAATCGTAACTGGACGCTGTCTGCGCGTCGACGAGCAAGTCAAGCTTCATGTTTTCGATATCGCGCAGCGTCAGCTTGCCGCACTCATCGTAAAGGACAAACAGCCGCCCCGTGTTCTGGAGTGTCAGATCAAGCGCCGACAGGATGATATCGAACAGCGACCGGTTGTCCTCCACACGGTTGCCGATCACCCACCTTGTGTCCTCCAGCACCCCTTTTTGAAGCATATAATCGTCCGCGATCATCTCCACGACCTGCGTTGCCGTCAGATTCTCATAGTTATAAATATCCTTGTTTTTCAGGTAGCGCAGCTGATCATACGCCGTCATTTTGACCTGGCCGTCCTGATCATACTGCCGTGAGAACAGAAAACCGGAAAAGACCTCCGTCCCATCGACGGTCAGTTGTACGCGGTTGCCCTCCTCCACTTTAAGCGCGCTGTCGTCAATAGCTGTAAACGTGAGCTTTCCGGGCGCGCCGCGCCGTTCCAAATCGAGTGAAACCGCTCCTTCAACCGCCGGCTCATAGTAAAGGCCGCCGTTGCGGATCAGCAGCTTTGCATCCATAACGCCGCCCCCTTAAGCTGCGGGCAGCTTGAGGACCTGTCCCGGATATATCGTATATTTCGGGTTGCCCGTGCCTTCGTTGCCCTTATCTATAACGGATTGATTGAGACTGTACACCTCCAGATAACGGCTGCCGTCCCCAAGATACCGCTGCGCGATATTCCACAGGCAGTCGCCCGCCACAACCGTATGCGTCCCCGCTGCCGGCGGGCTGTCGCCCGGCCGGGG